TTTAAATCCAGTAGACGTCACAACTTCACCTGGTTTACCTTATACTATATTACGTAAAACAGTAGGTAAAAAAGATTATATCAGTACTGAACGTGGTGTTAATGGTAAAAATATTTACGTACCAAGTGAACAATTACTTGGCGATATTAACGCTAGACTTAAATTAGCTGAAGAAGGAATTATAAAAGATTCCTTCTTCATTGACTCGCTTAAAGACGAGACTCGAGAAAAAGAAAAAGTAGAATTAGGAAAAACTCGATTGTTTCAAATAGGACCGATGGATTTGGTACTTTTAACACGTAAATATTGCGGAAAGTTTATATCACATTGTCATTCAACATATATTGATGGTGAGATGGCAATAGGTATATCTCCTTATAGTGAAGATTGGAATTTATTGGCCAAAAGTCTAAAGCGTTTCGATTTATATCTGAATGGTGATTATTCTAATTATGACGCTACTATTTCTTTACAATTCGCTTTCATATTAGCTGATATCATTAATGGTTGGTATCCGGATGATGAAGATATAAGAACTAAAACGGTAAGAACAGTAATAGTAGTCGCTTGTTTTATAGGCAATAAATTAGCTTATGAATGTTTATATGAAGCATTACAAGGTAATCCTTCAGGATGCGCATTGACTACTATAATAAATTGTTTAGTGAATATGGTATTATTACGTTTATTTTTTATGCGTGAAACTAAAATGTCTTTGGATGAATATTTGAAACATGTACTCGGAAAATTTTATGGAGATGATAATTTGGTAGGTTTATCGCGTATAGTGGCTCAAGTGATGACTATGCCTAAATATGAAAAATTTGTGGAAACGTTTGGAATGAAGTATACATCTGTAACTAAAGATGCTATAAAAGCTGATCATGTGTTGTTTGAAGACTTATCATTTTTATGTAATAGTTTTAAATATGTACAGCAATTGGGTAATTATCCAGTTAATAAATATGCAGCTTTATTAGATTCTGAAACAATTCGCAATATAGCATATTGGGCTGAAAATGACAATGTAGAAGATCAAATGAATCGTTATAACATGTCGTTGTATTTTGCTTTAAATCATGGATTAGAATACTTTCGCCGACCTGATCATGACCACGGTCGATCCGGATTCGTGGGAAGA